CAGCTGGAGCTTTGCATAACATCAGACCGCCGATTACTACGTTTTCTTTGAACCGTTCTTGTTCAATAGAAACCATAACAATCTCAGGGTGGTCTTTNGCCANACACGGCTCCCAACCTTCTCTTAGTTTTGAGGACACGTTAGTAGAATCGGTCTGTCCTTGAGTACTNACACGTACCCAATGAAATTCGTAGCCAGCTTCAGGAGTAGGAGACGGTAACGTCTCGGGGCGCGTCCACGCTTTTCTACGTACTTTTTTCTCACGAACTTCAAGCTCGCGGTCTAGGCGATTCTCAGCCATTGTTATTCCTCATATCTAGTGCAACCTGTTTGGCGTATTGTTGTGGGGTCAACCCTAACCGTTTAGCGAGTTGGACTTGAGTTCTNGTCAAAGTCACTTTNTTCGGTGCTGTACTCCGCGTTGCGGGAGCCACCACTGATGTTTTTCGCTTCGGTTCAGCATCCTCGAAACTATCGGGGAATACTTGACGCATACGAGCATCTATCGTCTCGTAGTACTCATCGCTTTGCGGGTCTACGCCCTGTTTGACAAGTTTATTATGCAACCCCAACGCTAAACTCGTCATCTCATCGTCTGGTCCGAACCACGAGTTGGCTTTTTGCCATTCCGCAGCCCGATCATCAACTTTCGGTGTTGGAGCGGGTTCTTTTGCAACCTCTACAGGAGTTTCTTCGACCTGTAAAGCGGGTACTTTAAAGTTTGCTAGCTTATCAGCCTTTAACTTAGCAGCCGTTAGCTTTTCTTGTGCTTCTAGCACAGCATCAGAATCACCAGACTCATAAGCCGCCTTGTACTCACGTTTGGCTGTCTCTGTTTCTGAAGCTGAATTTTTCTTAGCCTGTTCAAGTAACGCAGTCTGATTTTTATTAACGTTACCTTTTAGCTTTTTGTTTTCTTCCATGAGTTGTTGCGTGACGCGCTCAAGCTCTTGGCTTTGCCTGAAGGCTTCTTCTTTGGCACGGCGCTCGTCATGGTATCCTTTGCTGAAGTGCTGGATTCGCTTTCGGACTTTCTCCGAGTAGTCTTCCAACTCTTCGTCAGTAACGTCTTCAGGGGGTTCCGACGCTTTACGATTGCGATCCTTCTTCGGAGTGTCGTCAACCACCTCAATTTCAAGTTCGTCTTCCACAGGGTCAGCTTTACGTTCAGGCTTATCCTTAACTCGTGCATCCTCCACAAAATCGTCTTTAGTTTTCTTACCGGATACGTCGATTTCAACTGCGCTCGTTTCTTCAATATCGACAACGGTTGACTCCTCATCTGGGAACTCAAATTCTACTTTTTGAAAAGCCATGATTACGCCCTCTGAATACCCGTGGGATCATCCACAACAGCTTCTATTGAATCGTCATTCATAAGACGATACTCTACCCCTGCAATAGTAAATCTAGTGCCTGAGTTCATGCGGAACATTACATAGTCCCCTTCTTTACACCACGGCCCTTCGGGGAAGCGTTCTTTATCTGCGTACGCGCCGGACCCCATATCTACAACAAGGCCGATAATAGACATTACATGATCTTGTTGTTTGGCTTTTTCTGTTTTGAGGATGTTTGTACCCTCAAACTTATCTTCGGGCTGTGGCAGTGCTACTAACACACGATACCCTACAGGTTTTGGTAGCTGTAGCTCTAATTCAGCATCAGCAAGGCGTTCCATCTCCTGCTCCCGCTCCAGTTCTTCAAGCTGTAGTGTCTTAGTTATCCCCATTATCATCATCCATATAATTACGCGAGAGGTCTTCAACATACGATTTGCTGGCTTCGAGACCCCGAATTAAGCCAACAACTTCCCTATAATGTGCGTAGTCCTTAGAAGAACCTGCGCATAGGAAACTCTGTGCAGAGGATAAGTCACCCTCGATTTTCTCTTTCAGCACGTCAAAGACGGTTTTTGCCATGTTTAGTTATTATCTCCTTTGGACCGTTGCTGTTGCATCATCCGTGCGGCCTCAATACTTATCTTGTTACGCTCTGCACGGCCTGCTTGCTCTAACTTCACACCTTTTTCTTCTGCCTCAATCGCAAGTGCAGCTTGGTCAAGTTTTACTCTTTCAGTATCAAGCATGGCAGATGTAGCATCTTTGGCCTGTTGTAACTTAAACTTGTCTTGCTGTAGTTTTGCATCAACCTGTTGCTGTGCGGCTTTGCGTTGTTCTTCAGCTTGTTTAATCTGCAACTCAGCCTGTTTCATCTGTATAATTGGGTCTTTGGCCTGTTGTTGCGCCTTCTGCTGTGCTGCCTGTTGTTGGTGTGCCTGTGTAAGTTGTTTACCTGCGTCAGCGACAAGTCTGGAAAGTTCCACTTCAATCGCTTCTGGTAGTTCCTCGTTAGGTGCAGGCAACGGTACTCCCAACTTCTGTTCAATCTGTTTACGATAGGAAAACCCTAGATGCTCCGCTACATGTGCTTGCAATGCAGCCATGATTTGTTTTGCCTGCGGGTTCTGCCCTATCATCTGCGCAAGCATGGGGTCTTGCATAAACGCGGTGTGGGTGGCGATATGTGCTTCATGGTCTTGGTAGATAAATGCCTTCATGGGTTTGCCAATAAGTGCGGCCATGTTCTCGCTCACAGGGTCTGTAGGCTTGGCATCGTCTTTAGTTGGCACAAGTTTGTCTGCGTTCTTTACCCCTAACACTTCGATCATCTGACGATGTAGCTGCGGTAGGTCATATATCTGCGGTGCTTTCTCAGACATCTGCAATACAGTCTGATACTGCACTACGCGTTGTGCCATTGTAGAGCTATTAGGGTCGCTTACAGGGATGACATCTACCATTAGGTAGTCGCCCCGCTTGGCTGTAACCTCGCCTCTGTGCGGCTGGTACGCGTACTCTGTGGGTGCATACTCGGCCATGATGGCCTTGAGGAGCTTAAACTCCTGCTTCATAGAGAAATGCACCCGAGACTGAACTGCGGCCATAGGCTTGAGTGTACGCTCTAGGAGGGCCAGTGTAGTGCCTACAGGAGCGTTAGCCGACATGTCTGAGATGTCCATGTCACTAATCGCACCCAGCCTACGTCCTTCAGTCGTGATAGTATTAAGGAGAGCCAACAGTGTTTGGCTAGGTTCTTTGTAAGGCAACGGCATTATATTGTCACGGATGCTACCCGATGGCACGTCTACGTCTTTAAACTCTCCGGGTTCAATCGGTGAATCGTCTCCCTTGATACGAAGCCCACGCGATTTCAAGCCGCCGGGGAGGTTCGACAGTGTTCCCGCGTCAACCAGTTGCCGTATCAAGGAAGTTCCAGCACGGGCGTATCCACCAATAATGTGAATCAATCCAAGGCCATAAAAGCCAAATCCCGGCACATAAGCATAATGTACGAAGTGCTGACGTTTGAGGGTCAGAGGATCACCCTCCTCGTAGTTTCTACGGATCGCCAGCACTTCGTCGCTGCCACGCTCTATGGTGACTACGTATGGGCGAGCAATACCATCCGTGTCATCCAACCCCTCGACCACAAGGTCAGCGTGGATTTCGTACAATGTATAGCGGTCATCATCTGATAGTGAATAACCGCCTTCTTCTGCTTTTTTCTCTTCAATATCAGAGTGGTAGGGTTCGGGTTCTTCAAGGTCTATAGCTTTGTAGAACCCTGATGCCTGCAGCTTCACAACTTCGTTCTTTGTCTTGCGCATAATGTGCGTGACACGTTCTGCATGCTCAATAGTAGACGCACCGTACGGCACGATCACATCTTCCGCAGAAATGTACAACGCTACCTGCCGACCTAGATTCGGGTCATAGTATACTTTTTTGAACGATGATCCTGCCAACCCAAGACTATACAACATACGTTCGTGCTCGGGTCGGTACTCTACCATATTCTCGGTAAGCTCATAGTTCATATCAGCTTTTACACGAGCAGCGGCCTCTTCTTTCTCTTTAGTCTCACTACCAAGGATTTTAGTTTTCACCGGACCGGCAGCAGGAAACGTCTCTGCCATAGTCTCTGCCTGAAACCGAATAGCTGCTTCTGCTAGAACAGTAGAATTAACACCGCAGGCACCTTCCCAAGGTTGTGACCGCTCTTCATACTTAAAACCAATTATATCCAGACCTTTGACATAGGTCTCAGTCCAATCTTTACGGCTGTTTATGTCGGATTCAACAGCATCAACAAGCTCTTTTGCCAGTTTCTGTACATCAGTATCGTCCATAAATTCAGCTAGATTAGCATCAAAATCTACAACATCTAGCTCATTCCCGGGAATTATAGTTACTTCCATGCTTCCGTCAGACAAAGTAACTGCTTCTGGATCAACGACTTCTATCTCCAGATCGGGAAGTTCCATTTCTTCCACGTCGTCTAGGCCACTATCTAAACCTAGTGGAGCAGCATATAGCCCTTTTTCAATAGCCATGTATCACCTCTAGTAGTAGCCGCCTCGGCGTTGTTTCCAATATCGTACATCTTCAGGTTCGTCAGTTGGCAGACGTATAAACCCTCCCTGCCTAAACCGCATAAGAGCCATAACCATAGAATCTACAAGGTCATCATTACTCATAAACGGAAATCCTGCAACCTCTTCTACAACTTCTTCAGCCCACCGTGTCTGCGGAACCCAACACAATCCCGACGATATTATGTCTGCGACAGCGTTTAATCGCGCTGTCTTGTCTCCTGATCCTCGGTGCGGCGTGTACTCAGATACTGGCAAACCCATGCGCCGCATCTCTTGATACAACGCGGTTCCAGAACTTTTCTTCTCCACAATAAACGAATCTGGCTCCCAATCTTGGTATTCTTCCATAGCGAGGGTCTTTAACTCTGGAAACTCCATACGCTTCTTTATGCTATTTAACAATATAATATTGTATGCGCTAGTTTCCTCGTTCATGAATACGCCCCATGTGGTAAGGGCTGTGTAGTCTGCACGGTTATGTTTTTCAGCTGCGGCGTCCAACGACATGATAACATACTCACAGCTAGGAGGTTCTTCAGAAGTCCACTCCAACCACCACTCACGTTTTACAATAGCGGCTTCTTCTGCAGTGGGTTGTTGTTGATACTGTGAGTTCCACTGAAACGTAGGCATAGACGCTTTGGTACGCAGTAGAGCTTCAAGGTCAAAAAACTCAGGCCACAGAGGTTTTTCGACAACTTTTTTTGTTTTCTTATGTGTAGTTTCAATTATAGCGGGAAATTCTATAACATCATATTGATCAGAACGGTCGTTCTGCGCCATGTCCCTCGTAACACGTCCTGTGAGGTCATCCATGTGCCACCGCGTCTGGATTATAGCAACCCTGCCTCCGGGCATCAGTCTTGTTCGCGCTCCGAAGGTGAACCATTCGTAGGCTTTGTCAAAGACCTCAAAGTTTCCGTTGATAACATCCTGCTCAGAATGGGGATCATCAACAAGCAAGAGATCAGCGCCCCGACCAGCAAGAGCAGAACCAATACCGCAAGCATAGTACTCACCTCCAACATTTGTGTTCCACCTTCCTGCAGACTTACTATCCTGTGCTAGACTAACTGTAGGAAATATAGACTTATAACTATCTAACGCTATCAAATTACGTACTTTACGTCCAAAGTCTACCGCAAGATCAGTCGTATGAGACACCATCATAACTTTTTTGTTGGGGTTACGCCCAAGAAACCACGCAGGGTAAAATATAGAAACAAGCTGTGACTTACCATGACGCGGGGGGATGTTTACGCAGATACGATCCTTTTCGCCACGTTCAATAGCCATAAGCATGTCCGCTAGGATGCGATGATGTTTGCCAACAATGTAATCAGGCTGCATCAGCTTACAAAACTCTATAAGATCGTTGTGCGCACGAGCATTTTCAGTACGATTGTTTAATTCATCGACCATACGGTCAATTTCTAAGGCTTCTTCGGCGCTAAATGCGTCCAAATTAGCCAACATCAACTCAATGTCTTCGGTTGTAAAGTCTAAACCCTCACTCATCGTCAAAAGCTATGTCAGAGGCGTCTAAAATAATGGCATCTTCGGGTTCTAACTCTGGATTTACCAGCTTTGCGAGTTTTCCGCGCAACCTGTCTTTGATATCATCCGTGGTTTGGTGCGTTATTGTCACTTCAGACTTCTCTGCGAACAGCCCCACGTCTGATATCTTACCCATAAGCTCCAAAGCGCGCATACGAACACGAGGGTCGGGGTTTTCTGACTCAATAATTAACTTGTTGGTGACTAGATTACGTAATTGCTTGGAAGATTCTACTACAGAGTGGTTAAATTCAGTTAATATGTCGTTTGTCAGGCGTATAGACGGTGGTGTTAATGTTGCGGCTTTCGGGTTGGTAACTTTTTGGGACGTTTTATCTGGGTTTTGCGCGTAAGACGTGACCAGCGTGGACGCAACCTCTTTGTCCACCTCATCAGGTGTTATATCTAGGCCATGCGCTTCCAATTTATCTACTGTTTTTGACAGAGCGGCGGTCCGTTCAGGCAGTTTTAACTTGCCTACCTCATCTTCTAGGGACACGCCCAGCTCTGGAGTGACGTTTAAAGTCATAATGTACCGCAGGTTGTTAACCGATAACGTAATAATAGGTTACAAAAAATTTTTTGACAAGGGGTTTGAAAAAGAGGTGGGGGGGTTTGAGAATTAACATGGGCGAGTTTTCCCCGAACGAAAAATAGAGGGATCATTTGAGCGTATTAGTAATGTATAGGGTAGCACGGAGTCCCAATGTGTAGGCCGGGGGGTGGGTGGGGGGTATGGTCGGCCATTTCAGGTTTTCGGCTGGGTATCTCAGGTTTTTCAGGCAGCTGCCTGAAAGTTTCAGATCGTATCAGATCGTATCAGGCCATACCATGCGCGCGTATCTATTGCATGACATGTTATGACATGGCATAAATCTTATATCGGAAGCCAGAACATAATGGGACGGCACGATATTTGAAAGGCTAATACTATGGCTAAGTTAACATTGAACGCGAAGTTGATCGGCATGGGTGAAAAGCTGGGAGTGAATACGCTTACCCCACTTGAGGCGGGAGGTATCGAAGCTTCGCGCGTTGCTGAAGATACACTGGTAAGCATTTATGCTGAGATGTACAATGCGGGCATAAGACCAACTGACTACCTATCACCTACAAATAAACTCTGTACCGCAACCGAAAAAGAATACGAAGAGCGCGGCAAGGTCGCGTTTCTCGCGGTGTATAACCCCAAGGAACGCAAAGAATTGGCAACCAAATTGCCCAAAGGTGCGTCCGCCGAGGCAGCAAAGGCACGAGCTAAACTGCAGAATCGTAGGACCGATCACCTCAAGACTGTGCGCCGTGGTCTGATTACTCAAGACAAGTTGCATAATCCCGAGGCATACAAAAAAGGTGCAGAGGATCGCAAAGAGGCAATTGAAAAATTAGGCGATGCTTTCACCACTGTACTTAAAATCTTGCAGGGCGATGGTTTGCCCGAGTGGTTTAACACGCCAGACTGCACAGCCGTGGTACTGGCTGCACAGAAAACCTACAAGATCCCAGCAAAGGTCAAGAACATAGACGACCTGCTATAACATCTCAGGGCCAGCCTTCGGGTTGGCCCTTTTTTTATGTCCAAATTTTCGTGTGGTTTTCGGGCAGCTGCCCGAAAGTTTGATACCAGTAATCGGTGTAGCGTAGCACATCGCTTGTTGCATCAGCACACCGCATGTGTTAGCACGTCACCACACTGCTCGACACATCACCACTAGGCCCGCTTCGGCGGGTCTTTTTTTATTCTGGCAGCTGCCCGAAAGTTTGGATACCAGTACTCCGAGTAGCTTAGTGCATCACACGTTACACCATTGTACCAGTAACAGAGCACAGCGCAGCGTGTCATAACACATTTCTGGCAACTGCCCGAAAGTTTGGATACCAGTACTCCGAGTAGTGGCCTACATCTAACACATTGATTTTAAAAGAAAGTACCATTTGTACCACGAATGTACCACCCGAAAACGGGGTTAAGTCATTGAAAACAAAGTAATGTAGCTAATGTACCATAAATATATATATATATATAAACCTTAGAATGAAGGTAAGTAAGAGGGGGGGGTACGCGGAAAACCACTCTCAAAATCTAGGTATATATATCTGGTACTTTGCAGACATTGGTACATTACTTTGTTTTCAATGGTTTACAGACCCCCACATTGGTACATTACAGTACATTACATCAACCACCACCAAACAACATCATATGCAATTACTTGACATACCTCGCTACCCATGCTATACTATAAGGACAGTCAAGAGATCACACAGTTCAAACCAACCTCAACCAACCTTTTCGGGCAGCTGCCCGAAA